TCAGGAACATTTCTGGTTAACGCCGCCATTGAGGATCCATCCATCAACAGCTTCCCGCAGGTACGCTTTCGGGTGGGTCCTGACTGGCTTCGGAAACCCGTGCCGGTTGGTGTAGTTCCAGATTGTCTGGCGTGATGAAACCCCAAGCTTGTTCATCACTTCTTTTTCGGGAATCAGGCTGGTGTCGCTCATTGGTGTCTCCAGGCAAAAAAGAACCCGGCGCGGGACCGGGCAAAAGGGATAACGTGGCAGTGCTTTCGCACCCAATAGCCAGCTCATAACTGGCTATCAGTTGCGTCATTAAGTGAAATAGAAAAAGGAATCTGATTTAGTCCGCATAGCTACCCATGCGCTAACCATCTTTCCGGTCTTTGTTGCATGATGAACGTTAGCGACAAAATGCATCTGTTGAGTATTGCTTCGCCAGTGGGGCATCCCAAGTAGCCGACGTGCGGCCGCGTTACTCTTCATAGTTTCTCCTCACACTACACGTTTGGCGTGCGATATTGATCCAATAAAAAACCCCGCCGTGGCGAGGTTTATTGATTGTTAAAATTTAGATATTGGTATGGGCTTTAACTCTGTTATTGCCTTTTCAATCTCTTGATCTGATGGCTTCTGATCATATGCAATTTGGTATATGTATTTTTCTTTCGTATCTGGATCGACGCAAACATATTCATGGACAGGGTATCCTTGTTTCTCACCTGTGCTGATATTTGCAAAGTAAAACACAGGTGACTCCACTTTCATTTTCAAATCGATTACTGGGCCATCATTCCTAAAAACTAAGCAACCTGGCATAAAAAGTCCTCGTTATGCGGGAAATATTATTCACTTATGACCCTACACTTTGTCAGTCAAAATGCGCAAGTTGATTAACTCATAGTTTACTGGTCAGGCTGGATTATCCTGAACATTTGGCACCACCTTAAATTCGATTACCCAGACCCAGGGGTTGGCCTGCCAGTTTACTTCCCCGTAGATGGACTTCCACAGATCTTCCCACACCTGAAAGCCATAAGTGGCAGGGCGGAAGTCGTAAAGACCACAGCCGATTTCTTTACAGATATCCCCAAGGGTAATGGCCTGCAATCGCTCAACTCGCACACCGGTAATTTCCAGCATTAGGCGACTGGCCCAGCGCGGCATGTGAATTGATGGACGCCATCTTCCTTCTTCCGGCCAGTCTGCAGGTGGAGTAGCTCGGTAAGCCATATCGTGGCTATCTTGGTCAATGTTGTAGCGCGCCCAAGTCTCCCGCACCCAGATACGATCACCTGGTTTACCGTGTGGACTGTTTCTGTAATTTCCCGCCGATAACTCACCAGCCAATTCATTGCCAGATAATTCGCACATTGCATCTCTATCAATGTGTGGGACCTTCACTGGCCGCCGCGTCTGCGTCTTGCCGCCGTCGAGGATGGCGCGCACCATCTCGCCGTTGAAAATCATTCCGCGCTCTTTCACTGGATCCCCCTCTGCTTATTCTTCAGTTCGATCACGCCCTGGCACTCCGCGCAGGTCTGGCAGCCGGGTACGGCAGCGCGCCGCGGCTCGGGAATTGGTTCGTCGCATTCCTCACAATGCTCAGCTGATACGGCGTTACGGTCGATGCGGTGAGCGGAAAGGGCAGCGTTACGCTGAAGCTCTTCAATCTCTGCTGCTGTGTCGATGATGTCCATGTTCAGTTCTCCCGGAACTGTCGGTTAATTCTGTTGAAGGTGAACGCCAGCAATAAAAAAGGAGCCTTAAGCTCCCGGGTGATTAGTGCCTTGATACTGGCGTTGTCTGTTTCTGGCGTCATGCTGCCTCCCGGCGGGCGAGAAGTTTCGCCCCGAAATCCATCAGCTCGTCCCGGTCCACAGTTGCGAAGTGGCAGTGTGTACGCGGGTACGGTCGCCAGATGATGAGCATCGACCCTTTATTGTTGCCGCTGACTGGCTTACCGGTGACCGGGTTGATAAATGCCAGTCGCCCGGCGGTGATGAAGCGAACCTCGCTGGCGGTCTGGATAGCCTCTTTGAACCAGCCAACCGAAGTGTCTGCCGGTACCAGCATGACCGTCCCGATCTGATTGGCGCTCTCGGCGGCGGCCTTCTTAACGAACGGCGTGATGTCGCTGTACGGCGGGTTCAGCCAGACGTAGCCCGGAATGCTCAGGTAATCAGCCCAGGGCGTTTCCAGCGTGTTCTGCTCGGCGGTGATGAACCTCCGGCACAGCGCGTTATGCGGAGCCGCAGCGGCGTCCAACTGGAAGCAGAACTCAGCATCAAGGGAAGCGAAAAGGGCTGGTGGAGTGCGCCAGAGGTCGCGCTGATCCGCTGGCGTGTTGCTGCCGGTGAAATCTGTCATGCCGCCTCCTGCCTTTCCCGATATTCCTCAGCGAGTCTCTGCGCCTTTAATGGATTGCTGACCACTTCACCCCATGGCATTAGCCAGCCGTTACCAATGAAGGGAAGGAACAGTGTGCCAACCCTGATGTCGTCGTGAGCGTGAGTCATAGGATGGACTCCATTTCGTCGATGTAGAGGCCCTGAGCAATCAGGCGGCTACGGCGGGCGGCACGTTCGATGCACTCCTGCCGTCTGCCTTCCTGCGATTGCTCTATAGCGCGCCGGGTGAACAGGCGCGATTTACCTTGCGGCGTTACGACCTTTGGTTTCGTTACTAGGTCGAAAGTCCGGTCACAGATGTCGTCCTCGTTCAGCCATTTTTCCGACTCAACGATCTGTGCTATCTGTCCTGAGCCGCGGGTAATACCGTTGGCAACCCGGTTAAACTCGATGAGCGTTACGCCAAACTTCTCGGCGATTTCGCTGCCGGTGACCGGGCGGCCGCGCGTCTGGATCATCCAGATAACACGCTCACGGAGGCCGGAGAATTTCCCGGTTCGCCCTGGCCGGCGGTAAAAGGGTGTGCGTTTCATTTCCACTGTTCCCCGAACGTGAAGCCGATCTCTGCCAGCGCCTCGTCCATCTTCTCAATGAACTCCGGCACCATTTCGTTGAAATCGGTCATGTACTGCGGATCCCGCTCAACGACGACATGGTGAATGCCTTCGCGTTTCATGCGAGGGTCGTAGTTGGCAAAAAACCAGGCATCTTTCCCGGTCACCCACATGCTGTACTGCACCTGGGCCATATACGCAGACTTGATGGCTTCGAAACCGCCAAGGCGGAATTTCATGAAGTCTCGAGAGGTGAACGGGCATTTCAATTCGAGGCCGAAATCGTTACTGCAAAGGCCGTCAGGGGAGCACGCAGTGCGCATGCTCTCGTCACGGAACAGGATCGGAGACTCCGTGACTTTCACGTCAGTGGTGAACTCGAAAAGGGTGCGGGCGTCTTCCTCGTACTGCTTGCCCCAAGCGAGAGCCTTGGCGTTAACCTCTGGCGCTACGCCGGTGCATACCTCGGCGAGTAGGGTGTGGAAGTAAGACATTTTCATATCTGTCCACTTCTTCCCCGATCTTGGCTTGGAAATGACGTTGTGCACTTCAGAGGCGGTGATAACGCCGAGGCGCAGCCGGTGCCACGCCTCATCGCCCTGCTGGATAGTGGTTACGTCAATACCGGTCCGGGCCAGGATAATTTCTGGTGTCATGCTGCCGCCTTAGCCCTTTTCTGAAGGAAGCCAAACCCTTTCTGTGCCTCTTCTTCAGTGAGTTCTGACGCCTCAAGAATTTGCCGTTTGAAGATGTCGCTGCACAGTGGTAGGAAGTCTTTCTCCCAGTCTTTATCCAGAGTTGTTAAGAGATCGGTTATCGCCTGAAGCGTTTCTTCGCTTGCTGCTGGTGGAAGCGCTTCTGTGGTGTTGCGCGGCGTGACGTCACGGATATCTACGTCCAGTGATTTGCCTTCCATTTCTTCGGCGGTAGGCTGCTGTCCAATCTCAGGCCATGCCTTACGCAACGCCTGGGCTTCCGCGCATTTCGCCAGCTGTCCGTATGGGCGCTTTTTCCACATCGCGTTCGGCGCCGTGGTGTCGCGGCCGCCGGTGGCATAGTTCTCAATCCAGTATTCTTTGGCGCTGAACTCGACGATCTCTCCACTGGGCATGCGCTTGTAGACGGTGTATTTGCACCACTGAGGGAAGGTCACCTCGACACCAGTAAGCGTCTGAGTTACGTCGGGCCCGAACTCTGGTTCGCGGGCACCGGCATAATCGCCAGAACGGTCTGCCTGAATGCGGTAAAGCCCGATGCCCGGCATGACGACGTCGCGCCATTCACTTTTACCTGTTCTCGAGTCTTTGACGCTCATCGGCACGAGGTGGACAGGCTTCAGTAGTGGATCCAACTGGCGGGCACGGCAGTAATCGAGCGCCATCATTACCGATTCGTCTTTGGCGCCAGGGTAGATACTGTTCTTCAGCGCGCTCCAGGTAGCGACGTCGATGCCTTTTTCCTGCAGCGCGCTCGCCGTGATTGTTAATTCGTTTGCCATCGTTAATCCCCTCAAAAATTAAAACGGGCAGCCGGTACGGTGTTCCCAGTCGTATTCCGCCTGGGCGTAAGCAACTGCCGAAATGAAATCGTTGTAGGCCTCCCCAGCTTTATCGCTGCGAAGTCCTTCGTATGGGCTGGAGTCAATCGGGACCGTGAAGTGGAAGAGGCCGGACGGTTCTTTTGGCATCATGTCGATTATTTGCTGCGCCCGGTCGTCAATCCACTTCTCTTTCTCGTCATCGAGCTGCTGCTCAACCCAGCGCCGATCTTCGATGCGGTCGTAAGTGAGGTATGCGTTCATGGTTGCCTCAGTAATGAATTTTCGCGCAGGGGATCAGGTCATCTTTCAGAGCGGTAAGCACTTCGATAGCCTGCTCGCGGGTTAAACTGGTTTGGCTGGTGAGCGCGTTAACGATGTTGGTGCCGACCGTCTTGCGGTGCTTCACGTCGGCTTCACGTTTTGCCTGCTCATCGGCGATGCGCTTCTGCTCAGCCAGGCGTGCTGCTTCTGCCTCTTCCTGGCGGCGGCGCTCAGCGGCTACGGCTTCTTCTCTTTCGCGTTCCGCCCGCGCTTCTGCCTCCTGCTTCTCACGTGCTGCGCGCTGTTCCGCTTCAATGCGCTGGCGCTCCGCCAGCTCTGCACGCGCTTTCTCTTCAGCCTCACGGCGTGCCGCTGCTTCCAGCTCAGCTTTATGCTTCGCTTCGGCATCGCGGCGGGCTTGTTCTGCCGCTTCCTGCTTCAGTCGTTCGTCACGTTCACGTTGAGCCTGTTCCGCCAGGCGGCGCTGCTCTTCGCGGTCACGGTCGAAATCCTTGTTCATCAGCAGAGCCATTTCGTGGTCTGCTTCGAACTTGGCCGCCAACTCCTGATCGAACTTGATGTTCATTTCCAGCGCTTCGGCGTGCAACGCGTTCATGGCTTCTTCAGCCTTAATGCGCTCCTGCTCGGCTTCCCATTCGGTGAGTGGGCGGCGGGTGGCATCACGTAGCTCGTCGCAGGCATCAACGAAACGCTTAATTTCCGCCTCAGCGGGGCGCACAGCCTCTTTCAGGCGCTTCAGGTACTCACGCCCCGGCTTTTCGATTGCCGTCTTGCTGCGGGACACCTGTGCTGCCAGAGAGGCGACACGGTCACGGCCTTTCTTCGTGGACAGGTCCGGTACTTCGTTTACTGCCTGGCGGATTTGCTCGAGATAAGCGTCAAGGCCGCCGGCTACGTAAAGCACTGGCGCCTGCTCCGGCGTGATTTCGATGACAGTTAAGTCCATTACTTCGCTCATGGTTTCTCCTGAAATTTGGATGTGCAGATGCCGCCCGCAGAAAGCCAGGCCGATCGGTTGAATAGGGGGTTAGTGCTGCGCGATGGATTTCGCCGGGAACTCGCCGCTGCGGAGGATGCTTTCTACCGGCCAGCATTCAGCTGTTACTTTCTGTTCTGTAGCTGCCTGGCTGCATTCCTGCGGGCTGTCGTAAACGCCGAGAATGACATCCTGATAATCACCGTTGGTCATTGCCACGGTCAGGACGAGAGCGAATAAAGTTTCCATCAGTGAAGAGTCCTCCCGATAGCGACGGCGTAAAGGCGCTTTGCTTCTTCCCACGCCGGAGCATTGCGATGGAGTACCGCGAACGACGCGAGCCGTTGGGCCTCTCTGATCTGCTGCTGGTTTACCATGATTTCCTCTTGGCCTTATCGCGGCGAACGGAACGGTTAATACAAGACTTCAACGCATTTATTCAGTGTTTCAATGGGCGGAGGATGGCCGCCGGTTGTCATAACTTGAGTCACTCGTAAATGACTCCAGGTATGAAAAAGGCCGCCTACCTGGCAGCCTCAACTTGAATGAGTGCCGGGATGTTTAGCCACGCCCGGCGCGTGCTCTCCTGCTATTCCCCAACAGCAAGAAATCGCTTACTCTTTAATCTCCCCAACAGTAGAAAGGATATATTCATGCAAACCATGCGGACCGTGTGCCCTGACTGCGGAAGTGAGATGTTCAACCAGCCCGATGATTTTGACTTTGAGACAAATTTCACCGGCGTCAGTTGTGCTGACTGTGGTCGAGAAATCACTAAGGACGATGTTGTCAATCAGGCCACGGACACGGTCAAAAAACAGATCGACGACATGCTCAGGAATTCCCTGAAAGGAACTGGCTGGAAGTTCAAGTAACTTTAAAAGCTCCCCGGTCTGAGTAAGCACCTCGCTGGCGTCTACGTTAAGCAGTAGTGGCGCCGTTTTTTTATCTGACATACACACCCCTCTGTTTGTTTACCGTCAGCCCCTCGCAAAGAGCTGCTGGTAAAGCTTCCCCGATGTTCGGGAACTGAGCAGCAAACCATTCCGGTGCGGAGTCCTCTTCGTGTGCTATACCCGCCACGCGTTACACACCTGCCTCAATCCCATTGGGCGCCATTTCAATTTGCCAGGAGCGCTCCGGGTGATTTGCTGCTTGACTGAATTCTTAATGAGCAGGCGACTTGCTGTCCGCCGCTGGCTAACTTCGCTCAGCTGTCGATGTTTCGTTTCGATGGGGTAAAGATACAGATAAAACTGTATTATCGTCAACAGACAAAACTGTATTTTATGGCGCTAAATACATATGTTTCTGTATTTGAATGGAAAATATTTTTGTTCAGGCGAAAAAAAAACCGGCCTGAGCCGGTGATTTTTTATAGGAGGAGGGATGCTATCGCTTTCTGCGGTAGATGCGATGCTCAATCATAACGCCAATGATAGTCAATGGCTGGTGATCGCTGTTAATGACAGGGTAATCATCATTTAGGGGGACCAGCTCAAAGTGCTGGCAGCCCATGGGGTCAATGTATGTTGGGCGATATTTTTTGAAGGTTGCCTGCGCTCCGCCGTTCCTGGCCACAACAAACTCCCCGGGAGTTGGCTCAACCTCGGGATCAACGATGATGATGTCACCGGCCTTGAAATCAGGCTCCATCGAATCACCTTCTATGCGCAGCGCGAAGGTATATTCAGAAATATCAGAGTCCGTGAGGATGTACTCGAGGTTCCCGTCGAAAGCCTCAATGGGATTTTTTTCAGCTAAGGCGCCAGCCTGTACATAGCTTATCAACGGAACTCTCCTGCTGTTAACCTCGGCCACCGGCATAAAAGCGCCGCCATTCATTAGCCAGTCAGCATCCGACTTAAGAGCCTTGGCTATACCAATTATATTACGCGGCTTAAGTGTTTTCCCGTCTTCAATGCTCTGCCAGGATTGCTGCCGTATACCGGCCATTTCAGCTGCTTCTGCCTGGGTTAACCCCAATTCAATTCTCTTCTGCTTTACGCGATCCGCAAGGCTCATAAATACCTCTCTCTGTCCTCCCTGATAATCACAGTTAAAACTGTAATTGACAAACAGAAATAACTGTCAGAGAATACAGATAAAACTGTGGAGGAGATATGGAAACAATTTCTCAACGACTCAAGCAAAAACGTGAAGAGATGAATCTGTCGCAGGATCAGCTGGCGAAGCTGGCTGGCATGAAACAGCAATCTCTCCAGGCCATTGAGGCTGGGACAACAAAGCGCCCGCGTTACTTGGTTGAGCTGGCTCGCGCTCTTAAGTGCGAGCCTGAATGGCTTCTCTTTGGCGACGAGCCAAATAAATCAACAGCCGCCTGACCGGCGGCCATAACCAATTAATTCAGAGGAAGTATCGCAAATGGAAACCTTAACGACACGCAACAAAGCGGAGGCACGACGAATTGAGAGTTGGGTGCAG